TCGGAAAAATTCCATCTTGAAAGTAAGGTACGCGATTTTAATCGAGAAATTGTATCTCTAGAAAAACGATTATCAAGTAACCCAACCACTCACCAACTTAAACTAGGAATATTCTTTGCTCGAACTGCTATTAACGCAAGTCGACTTGGACATTCTATCATGAGGTCGTTGCAGAGTAATCATCATAGTATGGTTGATTTTCATATGGCATTATATAATGCAAAACAAGAAATATTAATTCAACAAACAATTTAGGAGTATTAAAATAATGACCTGGAAATTTAACAAAGATAATTGGACATACATAGCGGAAGACAACATTGAAGAGTTTCTAAGTGACAGTATAAAATCCATTCCAACATCTACTGAAGTTGTCCAAGACTTGAAGCCAAAGACTAAGCGTTCTAAGAAGCCCAAGCAAACAATTTAATGAAGACCATAATTTGTTCCGATTGTCACGGAAGGCCAGACCTCCTTACGAATGTTATTAGGCATTCTGGCTACGTTGATGGCCAAGACCGACTAATTTTCGCAGGAGACCTAGTTGACATTGGCTATGACCCAATAAACTGCTTGGACATCCTAGAAAGGCATAACGCTGAACTTTTATGGGGTAACCACGACTTAGCCCGCTACTTAGGACATCCTATTTGGCCGCAATCTTCCTACGACCCAGACATATATGAATCATTATATAATAGTAGGTATGATTTCCAAGTTGCCACGATTGTCGGAGATGACATTCTGGTAACACATGCTGGCTTAGGAGAACGTTTCTATAACAGTTATTTTAAGCCTCGCGACGACATCGAATATGTCTGCGAAGTCTTGAACACAATGTCTTTAAGGGATTTTTGGAACGATTATAGTCCCGTTTGGTATCGATCCAACAATTACGACAGACTAGTAAACCATTTTAGACAAATTTGTGGTCATACACCACCAACGTCCGCTAATGGTCTACGTGATATTAGCGTTGATCCATATACCCAGACTAGTTTTGATAGTAAGGACCGTTTCCGATATGCCCTGGTTCGTAATAACGTCATTTCTATAATTGATAGTAATTACGACCAAAAATTATAAATATCATAAAGGCTATAATATAGTTTGGTGATACTATAATGAAAACGACCTTTGCAATCCTGTTTGTAATATGCGTATTGGTTGGTAATGGCCTGTGCGAAGACGTTCTCAGGATGTCCGCGAATACCACGACTGTTCGCATTCAAAATGTATGTCCTGACGGTCTAGACATCGGTAACTTAAATATTATCCGGGGAGATTACAATTCAGAATTGGTAGGCACAACAGGACCATTCATATTACATAAAGGATCTAGTGCGTATGTGACAGTTAACGATCTCGAAGTTGGAAACACGCTAATGTTAACTAGCAACTCGTATGAAGTGTTTGCTAGTTGTGTCGTAAAAAATACGACCTTAGAACCAAAACCTTTAAATATCAGTAACACTTAGTATTTATTGTTAAAAACTTAAGCAAGGAGATGTAAAATATGAGTATGAAGACAATTGGATTGGTGGCACTTGTTGCCATGTTGGGAATTGTAGGTATCGTAGCGGCTCAGGAGGACACTGGAGAGGGATTTGCTGACGGAGCACAGGCAGTTCTCGTAATGACTGCAAATTCTGCCGGAGTAACCATCGAGAACGTAGGTACTGCAGACGCTTCCATTGGAGGACTGTTCCTTGCCGTAGATGGCCAGAATGTAGCTAACCTGCCTTGGACTGTAATTCTTAGACCGGAGCCTTTTATCTTTACCAAGGGTGTCCAGAACGACAACTACAAGACATTCGTGGCTGCAAACTTGACCGCTGGCGACACAGTTAAGTTGACTAATGGCGTGGGTACCTACGCAGAATGCGTAGTTGCCTAAAAACTTTTTTTATTTGTTCTTAGTACTTTTTTGGTAGTTTTTTAATTGGGTTCGAATCCTAACTAAGACTTTATAAAGCAATTTTAGGAACGTTATATTATGGTAGATATAGGAATCTTTGCTAAGCCAACCTTAATAGGTGCATTTAAACCAATTGGAAATTGGCGTGGAACTGATCATTATATGGACATTTATAGTGATATATCTAAAGCTATTTCCTTTCTCAAAGACGAACCAAGTTACTTGCTAATTTCGTATGGTACTAGACAATGCTTAAAGAGATTAGACTATAATTATAGGCAATTTGAAAAGTATATCCCAGAGTTATTTGGTTATAAGATCATTGAAGGATGTGATATGTCTAAGGAATATTTTATTAATACTATCAATGATAAAATAATAAAAATTTCTTCAGACGTTCCAGATAATGTAGCATATATCGTATCATATAATAATAAAGTAGTTGCTATTTCAGATATTTAATTTTAAGAGTCGATTTTTATCAGACATTGTATAAATTGTAATGGTCGTATTAGGCAGCCCGGAGAAGTATTATGCCCTGCCTGCAGAGACGAAGTAGAAGCCCGTAAGTACAAGAAAAGGAATTCTGACTATGAAAGACATGACAAAGTTTACGGTTAGGTACGAAGCAACAACAAATCATAATGTATCAGAACGTACATCAGATTATAATATTAGTAATATTCGCTATTATCAAAATGGCAGAGTTGTTGGTCCCGAATCGAGTAGTAATCCAACAGAAGTGTCTTTTGACGATCTTATTACTTTGCTCCTAACTGAAATTCAAGATCGAGACAACATCATAAATCACATAGAAGGTATTGACCATTAAAAAATGCGTAGAGTGCGGTCGTAAAATTCCTAATTGGGAAAAGCCGACGTGTCCAAGTTGCTTAAAAAAGCAAAATGGTGAGAAGTAGATGATCAAGTCTTTAATCATCAAGGAAGTTGTATTACCAACTACTAATATATATCATAAAAATAAAAATATTTATATTAAGTTAACTAATACATTTTGTGATCAAGAAATACCTCCAGATAAAATGTTAGAATTACTTAAAGTGGCTAATAACTTGATCCGAGAAGAAGATGATAATAACAAAATTAGTTATCTAAATTATACATTAAGGTTAGATCCATGAAGTCTTGTATAGATTGCGAACATTGCGTGACCCGGTTAGACGTCTATCACAAAAAACCACAATTTATGTTATGCTTTAGAAACGCTCATATCACTAGCGATATTAATTTAGTCACTGGTCGTGAGTTCTTGAAAATTACTGGACCTTACAGATCGTGTTATGTTGAGCGTTATAGTAATACGTCTTTTGGACTATGTTCTAAAAGTGGCGAATACTTTAAGGAACGTGTTAATAAAAATAGTTTAGGTGTTTTGCCAATTGATCATATAATGCTAATAGATAATAATGATGATATAATGAATATAGGACTACAGGAATTATAATGACTAAAAGAGACAAGGAAGAAAAAGAAGACATTCAAGCGTTACAAGAACCGTTGCCCGACGAGTTAGAAACCATACTAATATTAAATTTTGAGGACGTAACCATTTATAAAATGTCAAACGGCCTAGTAACCATCGACAAGATTCGAAGCGGCATTAGTGATTCTACGTATGCTAGGGTCGCTGTAGGCCCGCAAAAAACGTGGCAACTTTTTAACGAAAATGGCATAGAAGTCGAAACGGGTAGTCAAAAAGGCAACCGACCTTTCCATTATAGTGGAATGCTTAGTCCTGGTCTATATGTATTGACTACAGGACCTGGCGTCAAAGACTATTCCAAGCATCGCATACCAGGTCGTGGCTACAAAATAGCATTCAGAGTATGGTAATAGTCAAAAGCAAGGTGAACAATATTGCCTAAAATTTTTTTGAAGTGTCCTAACTGCAAAACCATATCTGAAAAATCGGTTAGTGGTGCCGTGACTGGTAAACGTTTACAAGAAGTTTTTAAAACGTCTTCGAACTATTGTCCAAATTGCTTGAAAGCAGGCCTTGGTAAGATTCTAATGACCATTGTAAAGTTTGACTGGGAAAAGGAAGCCCAACCCCTAAATAAAAGCTCAATAAAGGTTGATGCTACACCCGAGGAAATTTCCAAGAACCTTAAACGCGAATTGGAACTAAGAAAAAGTGAAAAAAAATCTTTATAAAAATATTATAGATCACTTTCCAGGAATTCCTGACGATCCTTGAACTCATAACCAGCATAATTTATTGAGTTTTCGTCACTGAATCTAGTCATTTGTTGTAACGTATCCTGGATATTATTATATTCAAAATATGTTTCATTAGTAGGCGCGTCTTCTTTATTTTCGTGACGACTTAAACAAAAGTTTCCATCATAGCGTTTGATAACTGTATAGTATGCGTGTTTGAAATTATGACGCAGTGGATTGTAATTTCTATTAGTATACACCATAACGTAGTATTTGCTTTCAGGCTTTATTTGAATGGGTAAATAGCCATCGGAACCCAAATGTAATTGTTTCATAAGAACCTCATTATATTATGCTTTCCAGGAATTCTTGCTTGCTTTCGAATTCATATAGGTGGTAATATTCAGGACCATCGATATTATATTTCACTAATTCGTTAAGTACGCTCTGAATAGATTTTGATGCATGATATGATGATCCTACTAGGTTTTCCGGAAATTCTGGATGAATTACATCAGATTTATTATTAAGTCTCTTCAAGCAATACTTACCAATATGAGGAATAATAACATAATATTCTTTATATGATCCTGAATATTTGAGTACATATAATTTCTTTTTAGGGTTTGCAACGATTTTGAGTACTCGATCCGATCCGGCTATAAGTTCTCTCATAATAAGTAATTAAAACGTCAGTTTAAATAGTTTTTGGTTATAAGTGTTTTATAAAACATCAATGGTTTAAATTATGTTACCTGTAATAAAATCTCCTGAGATGGTGGATGGTCAAATTGCTCCCTGGCTACTTGATAATAAGCGAGCTCTTCATAAATTGGAAATAGTTAAGGCCCGGCGTCACTTACTAAATTTCACGACTTATACATCACCAGAATATAATGTTAATTGGCATCATGAAATAATTTGCCGTTACTTGGAAAGATGGGCATTTGGCCAAGGAGACGATGCCATCCGACGTCTAATGATCTTTATGCCGCCCGGAAGTGGCAAATCGGAATTAGTAAGTCGTCGTCTACCAGCCTGGATATTCGGCCGAAATCCTAACATCGGCATAATAGCCACGTCGTATGCTGCTAGCTTAGCACAAGACATGAACATTGACGTCCAGCGCATTATAGATTCCGAACTTTATCGAGAATTATTTCCTGATACGTCACTAAGCGGTAAAAATTCCAGGAATAGTTTAGTAGGTTCGGCGGCAGCTAGAAATCGTGAAGTCTTCGAAATAATTGGTCATAAAGGTTATTATAAGTGTGCTGGTACTCAAGGCTCCATAACGGGCAAAAGATTCTTTTATGGCATCATTGATGACCCAATGAAGGGCCGAGAATTTGCTGAGTCCAAAACTATCCGGGACAAAACATATAATTGGTACGTGAACGATTTCTATACTAGACGCCTTAATACTGATGCTCGAATTCTTATAACGTTGACTCGTTGGCACGAAGATGATTTAGCTGGAAGACTATTAGCGTTGGCTCGGTCTAACCCTAAAGCAGAGCAATGGACTGTCTTGAAGTTTCCAATGGTCGCGGAAGACCCATTAGACCCGCAAGATCCTCGTCAGTTGGGAGAATCATTATGGCCTTGGAGATACGGCAATGCTTCTGACCTAGAAGCCGTTAAAATATCAGCTGGTACATATACATGGTCAAGTCTTTATCAGCAACGACCAGCTCCAGCAGGCGGCTCAATATTCAATAGGGGTTGGTGGGGCGATCCTACTGTAACAGAAGGCCGTAACCAATTCTATAACTTTAAGCCAGAAGACTTACAGGATCGCATGGACGTTATAGTGTTGAGTGCAGACTGTACATTTAAAGACACTGATGGCACGGACTACGTTGTCATACAAATCTGGGGCAGGAAAGGTGGCGACTTTTACTTATTAGACCAAAAACGCGACCGCATGGACATAATAAATACCATGCAAAATATTAGGACGTTATCTGCTAAGTGGCATCGTGCTTCTGCCAAACTTATCGAAGATAAAGCTAACGGCTCCGCAGTAATTTCAATGTTAAAGAGGGAGATTCCTGGACTAATTCCAGTTGAACCTCAAGGCGGAAAAGTAGTCCGAGCTCAAGCAATAACACCCTATGTAGAGTCTGGTAATGTTTGGCTGCCGTCTCCGAAGTATGCTCCGTGGCTCCATGACTTCTTGGAAGAGTTAGCAAGCTTTCCAAATGCCGTTCATGACGACCAGGTCGACGCTCTCACCCAGGCTATATTTTACTTGAGTAACAGAAACTTCAATGCAACGTTGCCTAAGGTGCCTAAAAAGCTTATTAGGGTTGGCGGCGGTTGGTCTGGTCCTTGAAAATCTTTTTAGCGATTTCACGAACTTCATATAAGAAGTATTTCTGCTTAATGTCTAGATAGTCTATTACAAATTCTAAATCTTGTTTGTTTTCTATTATATAATAAGTGGTATTTGGATAGTATGTTGATTCATTAATAATGAGATCAAGTAAGTCATATCCTGTTGACGCATTGTCATTCCATGTTTGCAATGGTGAAATAGTTCCATTTTGCTCGTTATAATAACCTCGGAAATATACTTGCGCACCATTATTAACTGCATAGCTTGTATACCAATGAGTATAACTTGGTTCTGACCTAGATATAATAATTTTATTATGAATGTCACTGTTCCTGATAGGCGGAACTTTATTTATTGGATCTACTATGGTTTTCATGGAACCTCCGGGCCAAATAACACATGAGCACAATGAATAAGTTCTCCTAAGAATATTGGACAATCTCTCAATCTAAGCATGTCTACGATCGTTTGAAAATCTTGTCTGTTTTCCACGATATAATATATTGCTTGATAGAAAGAACGTTCCCTTATAATAGTATCTAGGATATTATTGGTTTCGGTGTCATCCCATTTAACAGATGTCCTGTCTAAGTTTGAGATGCCACGCAACGCTACTCTGTTATTAGAAGTATTACATATATAGCCATAACTAATATAATATAAATTATCAATGTTCAAACTAACCAATGAAATAAAAAGCTTCTTATAAATGTCATTAGCATGGATGGGTGGTATTTTATCCCTGGGATCATAGTCAATGACTATCATGCAATCTCCTGAAGTGGGAATATATTTCATCTCGGAAATCTTTACCAATTGCAGTAAACACTTTAAAGAATTCTGTGATGTCTTCTTCGGACTCTAGTATGTAGTATTTTGGTGCTGACCAACCTACTGTATTATTAAATTCATTATATTCATTTATAATGAGTTGCAATACTGATTCAGCATGATTGTAATTATCAGACCATATACAAATTCTATTAGATCCGTTATAATCAATGCCTTTAAATCTATAAAGACCATCTTTATATATGCAATAATTTAAATATTTACCAAGAGTTGCATTGAAGTTTGATATAATAACAGCTCTTTTATAAATATTTTCATGGATGTTCGGAATAATAATATTAGGGTCTTTATCGATTATTTTCAATTAAAATCACCTCGGACTATTATTGACTTCCTGGAAGCGTTTTAATATTTCATCGAGTAATATATCGTTCACGCCATACATATTCATAATTTCCGTTAAATCACTTAGTTGATCTACTATATAATACTTTACTTTCCAGGGATAGTCTCCTCCGTATGATCTAGAGCGTGTCCGACCTACATAATCCCTGGTAATTAAATGTAGTAACGTGTGACCATTATTTATGCTGTCAGACCAAGTGATTACTCTACCATAAAATGAACTATTGCTATTAGTCTTGCTTTTCGATGACCCTCGGAATTGGAAGCCAAAATTGTTTTTAATTACATAACTGACAAATAAACTATACGTGGATTCCCAGATGCTTAATATGATTGACGTGTTGAAATCTCGTTCCTTGAAGTCTGGAATCTTGTTAGTAGGGTCATAGTCAATGACTTTCATATAAGGTCCTTCATAGTAATTAGAACATTTTTAAGCTCTTTATAGAACTTGTTCGGTAAGTGGTGTTTTCGTTTAACTTCGATGAGTTCTTCCCAATTTTCTATTAAATATATTATTGGTAAATCAACTGAATTATTGTACTCTTTCAATAATATGTTTAAAATTGTATCAGAACCTAAATTAAAATAATCACACCATATAACAGGATCATTGTCAAACAAGATCCGAATACCTTTAAATCGATATCCAAGAATATCTTTAACAATATACGATGCATAATGCTTTGTAATGCTAATAATAAGGTATTTATGGAAGTCCTTTTCTATAATGTCTGGTATAATAATTCTAGGATCTTGGCTAATGACTTTCATGTTGATCCTCCAGTTTGGTTTTTAAGTGATTGATTAATTCTTGCTGGAACTTTCCGGTAATGTTATAATTACTTATAATACTATTTAAGTCTTTGTAATTATCAATAATATAATAAACTGGTGTGGGACAATCAGCATTTACACAAAACGTAGTTTCGTTATGCATTAGTTGCAAAACAGTATCAGCATGATTAAATGTATTACACCATATAGTAGAACTTGTTTTATCATTATAATTTTTCTGACTTATTCCAGTAAGGTAAAATTTGTCACCAGTCCTTACAATGTAGGATATTATATTTTTGTTTTCACTACCATGAACATTAACAATTGAAAGGACAATGCTTTTAAAGTAGTCACTCTCTTTGAAGTTAGGAACAAATTCATTAACATTCCTGGAAATTATCTTCATAGATAGCTCCATGGAACTTCCAAGAGTTGTTGGAAATGCTCGTCAATATTATAAGTTCGTAAATAGGTTTGGAGTTCTTGACTATTTTCTAGAATTGTTATTTTACCTCCACATCTAAATTCATTTGATAATAATTCATTAAGTTGTGATCCAGTAGAAATATTAAATATCCTGCCTAATATGTCATTCGGATAAGCGAATAGCCATGTCCAACCAACTTTCCTATTAATGACAAATGCGGTGATATCAGAATTTCTAGAAATAGAAAATAAACGATTAACTATATAAATGGTTTTATTAACCGCTGGTTCATTAATAGGTAAGATGACACTATGTGGATTTGACGTAACTTCAATCATCTGAGAACACCCTACCAATATATTCAACTTTTGTCGAACCAGCAGTATCCTTGCAGTGTATCATGAAATCCCGGACACTTGCAATGTCACTATAATAATATTTATGGTAACCATTATATTCGACCCTATATAAGAATTTACTGTGAGGAGGTTTAATACACGTTAAATGAATATACCCTGGCGCATATTGTAAAGGAAATTGATCCATTTTAATCACCTATCTAATGTAATAGTGGGCACTTATACTATAAGTAGTTAATGGACCGGTCTTAACTTCAAGTTCTTGGGCAATCTGAGCTTGGAGTTTAGCAAGGCCATACACGTTCGGAACGTAAGCATCTCGAAGGTCGTGACTCCTGAATACGTGGAAAGCGTGTAAATGGTCGTCCCTTAATTTGTAATCCGCCATTATCTGACATGGATGGTGTTGATCTGTTTCCAAGTCTTTTTCTGGCAACCAAAGGAATAGTGTGGCTCTCCTTGTAGTCGGATATTTTTTAAGATGTTCAATGGCATAATAGACCTGGCGACCCATCCGTTCGCAATAATTATAATCAAAGCCTTTCAAGTCATAACTAAAATTACATAAGTCGTTAGCATATTGATCTAGGGCCGGTAGGTCCCAATTAGAGCCTTTTATTGGGAAATGGGCTAACGGCTCATTAATAGAGAGTTCTAAACCCAAAATTTCTTTGATGCGTTGCCGATCTTCGGTAATGACGTTCGATCCATACTGGTCAATTTGGCCCAGGGCATATAACCATGCTTGCTCCGTAAATGGAAAATTGTGCATTTAAACCTCATTAATTTCCTTGGATGGCTCCTTGGTATGATGATCGACTTCGCTATAATTCATATAAAATTGTATGCCATCCCTTTCAAATTTACTATTATAATTCGTTCGGACTTTAGCCGCTACATACGTTTCGATTTGGGAGTCGGTCATTCCAGCGATTTCAGTATGGTCAATTGAAACTTCGCCGGTTGGTCCTTTATAGCTAAATCTTATTTTCATAGTAAGCAGTTAGTTTGGCTATTTAAATACTTTTTGGTTATAATGAAGCAAAAGGTACTTATAATAATAGCGTTTACTAGTAGTAATAAGGTGATTTAATGAACGGAGACACCGCAATTGGAATATGCGTTCTATTAAGTGTAATTGCTATCCTTTCATACACAGTTGGGTCACAAATATACTTAATAGCCGGAACTGATGCGGACTATACAATAACAGTCCATGAAAAGTGGATTAAGGGTCAAGGAGAAAATGGTCAAAAATATCTGTTCTCTGACCAGAATGGTAACGTCTTTAGCATTGAAGATAGCTATTGGAAGTGGACGTTTGATGCATCGGATAGATTTGCCAATATCCAAGAAAACAAAACGTACGATATTAAAACGTTCGGACGCCGATCTCATTGGTTCAGTAACTATCCGAATGCTATTGAAATAACTGAGCAGTAATTATTTTTTTTAAATTTTTTAATAGACTACTTTACTATAATACATTTTTACCGAATCGTTATTGGTAACCTACTCCTCCTATAATAGGGTTACCTTTACTATACTAGAAACTATTATAAGCTTTTTTATTAATTAAAATACTTACTATATACTATATATTTAATACTACTATTACTTATTATACTATATATAGTAGTATATATATTATATATATTAGTAGTTACTAATAATTATATAAGAAAGTAAGTAATAAATATAGTAAAAAATGGTTAGTTGGGATTCGACCAAAAATTATTTAAACTCATAAGTTAATACTTAGTTGGTGATAAGATGACTACGATTGAGAACTTGTATTTGGTTTTAGCGGTATTAGTATTGGTGTATGCATTTGTAGAAAAGGTATTCGT